TTAACATCATTTACATATATATCAAATAGTGTTAGTGCTTCTTTTAAAGGAGTTCCATTTATTTTAAATTCTGGGTATTTTTTATTTAAAATACTATTATTTTCAGAGAAATCTTTTGGTAAAATTCTAAAAGGAAAACTTAAAGGATTATCACCTTTAATATAACTTATGTAGCCATTTATTTTTCTTCTAAATAGTTCTAAACCTACTTGTTCTCCATTGCTATTTACTATAAAGCTTCCATCATTGGCAAATACATCTTTTAATTCTACTATTGAGCGTCTATCATTTAAGTTTAATATATTTATTAAAAAAATTATTTCTTTATAATCATTAAACATAGGAGTTGCTGACATAAATAGCAATTTTAAATTATTTACATTTTTGACTAATTTCATTAACTCATTTGATACCAATTTATTACTATTATCTTTTGACTGACGTATGTTATGTATTTCATCAATAATTATTAACCTGTTATTAAAAAATTTTTGTAATTTGTTTTTTATTAATAATTGTTTTTTTTTTGAATCCATAGTACTTAATGATTGATTTGAAATATTTGATTTTTTTATTATTAAATTAGCAAATTGTGTATACCCCAAAAATAAATAATAATTGTTTATTATGTTTTTAACAATTTTTATTACTTTGTCGCGTGACAAATTTTTTTGTATCATATTAATTTCATCTAATATATTTTGTCCCGCACAATTATTAATAGACCAAAGTCCATTTTTTTCTTCTAATTTTCGCTCATCAAATAATTGTAAATAAAAATTTTCTTGAACATTTGGTGAAGCTACTATTATTATTCGTTCATTAAAACCCATAAATTTTAAATATTTTCTTGTTTCTTCGGCAACTCCAATTGCTGAACAAGTTTTACCGGTTCCTAATCCATGATATAATAATAAACCATTATATGGAGTATACATTGAAAGAAAATTTTTTATAAATTTTTGATGTGGTGCTAGTTCAAAATCTTTATTGCAAATTTCATTACTTTGTTTTTCAAAATCAAAATTTTCGTCTATTTTAATTATTAATTTATTTTCTTCAAATTCTTGCTTATTTGCTATTTTAATATTTAAAAATTCATCATCTAAATGTGGATATAAATATTTGTAGTTTGTAGCATTTGAATTATTTAACTCTTCTTTATTCAATAATTCAATAGCATTATTAAAATATTTATAATCTGTTATAGTATTTAAATTTTTTTCTAATATTTCTAATTTACTTTTGTCTAATTTGTTATTGTCAAATTTATTTATATTTTCTCTAAATAATGATACCAATTCTTCATTATTTTTTTTTTTAGATTTATCTTCTTTAATGTCTTGATTTACTTGTGGTTTTATGAATGATTCATCTTCTTCGTCTTCTTCGCCTTCTTCGTCTTCCTCGCCTTCTTCGTCTTCTTCGTCTTCTTCGCTTTCTTCTTCAACACTTTCTTGGTCATCGCTTTCTTCTTCAACACTTTCTTGGTCATCGCTTTCTTCTTCAACACTTTCTTGTTCTTGCTCTTCTTCTTCGCCTTTAGTTAAAGACTCTGGAATAGTAACTATGTCTCCTTGATTTAATGTATCTTTAATAACATTGCTCATTTACTATATATTAAATATATAGTTTATAACTATTTAATAATTTATTTAAATAATTTATTATTTTTTTTTTCTCATAGTTATATTCTCTAATATAACTATTTACATCATTTATTGGTATCCATTTAATTTCAGTAATTTCATATATTTGATAATCATTTTTTGGTTGATTATTGTCGACAATAATACCAACAAAATATTTATGTTTATATGATTTATAATTAGACCCACTAAAAATTTCTTCATATGGGACAATATTATTAATTAGTATAATATCATTTTTATTATAACCTGTTTCTTCTTCAAATTCTCTTAGTCCACATATAATATCTTTTTCTTGATAATTTCGTCGTCCTTTTGGAAATCCCCATTCAGGTTCTTCGTAATTTTTATCGCATAGATCAATTAAAGATTTTAAATCATAACTTTCTAAAATATTAACATAACCTTGTTTTAAATTTGTAAATTTGATTTTTGAAGTCCGCTCTTCATTTTTATACGAATTATTTGTATTATAATTCCATAAATATTGCCATATTGTATCAAAATCATTATTTAATATATAATTTCTCTCATTAGTAGTCATATTATTTAATAAATTCTTTATATAATTCTTATCTTCAATAGAATATTTTCCGCGCATAAAATCTACAAATGATAGTGTGTCTTTACGTTTAATAATTAATAGTTCAATTGAATTTTCGTATTTATTTAGAGAGGCATCGTATTTTTTTACTATTCTAATGGGAATAATACCTATACTAGTAATAGGTACTTTACATTGATGAAATAAATGTCCTAATTTTCCACAATTATTACAAAAATATTGTTTTTTTATATTCATTGTTTGTTAGTTAATATAACTAAGAACAATGTTTTTATATAATTTACTAAATTCAAATAAGTAAACACTAAGAAAATTTAATATAATAAAATTTTATATATATTAAAAATTTTATTATGAATAGCACAAACCATATATTTAATCCTATTATATGGGGTCCTCATTATTGGTTTGTATTATATACAATTGCTTTATCTTATCCATTACATATTAATGAATGTACAAAAAAAAAATATTATGACTTTATAACAAACTTACCTCTTTTTTTGCCAGTTCCTGATATAGGAGGTGTTTTTAGTAAATTTTTAGATGCATATCCTGTGACGCCATATTTAGACTCGCGAGAATCACTTTCAAAATGGGTTCATTTTATACACAACAAAATTAATAGTTATTTAGGTAAACCCGAATTAACATATTATGATGCTTTAAATAAATATTATGAGCATTACAAATTAAAAGAAATAAAAAAAAACGATGAACGTAAAAATAAAGAAAAATATATTTTTGGTGCTTTAATAATTGTAATTATTCTAGTAATAATATATTTATATATAAAATATTAATATTATGAAACTAGAATTAATAATTTTTTTAATAACTATTTTTGTATTAGCAAATACATATTTTGAAGGAAAATTAATTAATAAACTTAAACAATATCAAAAATATTATAAAATGGCCTTTTTTGCTTTTATAGGTTTGTGTATATATTTATTTATTAAGAAAAATCCAAGCAACTATAAAGAAATTGTTACTCATGCCAATAGTTACATAAAATATTTACCAATTGATAGAAATACAGCAAGTTTTATAACTCCTATTATTGATTTAACATCTAAATCCATAACAAATGAATTAAATAATAATTATAATTTTTCAAGTCCTGTTAATAATCAACTATCACAAAATTTATTAACTTCAATAAATAATAATCAAAACTATATGTCTAAGCAACAACAAAAAATATTATCTTCCGGAAATATATCAACAAAAAGAAGTGTAAGTGAAACAAAAAAAAAATATGTAGCTGCTTCACAAAATTGGCATTGTAAACATTGTCAAAAACAATTACCAGCGTGGTTTGAAGTAGATCACGTAAAAAAATTAGAATATGGAGGTTCAAATAATATTGATAATTTAGAAGCACTATGTAGAGATTGCCACGGAAAAAAAACAGCTTTTGAAAATTTGTAAATAGCAAGTAATAAAAATATACTAATATGCAAATATAGTAATAAATAATATACTTATAATGTAATATATATTATTTATGGCTAGTTATATTAGTAATTTTAAGCTACCAATTAAAGATAAAATTACAGACACCTTAAATTATGGCAAAAATAACTATTATTACTCTATAATAATAGCAATATTATTACTAATATTGGGAGTATTTTATTATCTTAATGAGATGCAAAATATTTTCAAAATAAAAAATACTAAATATGAAATATTTATGTGGTTATTTTTAGTAGCATTTAGCATATATACTTTTTTATCTTATGTTTATAAACATAATTATAACAACTATAATACTATTAAACCCGATACTAGCTTTATTAATATGTATAAATATGTTGGACTATTATTTTTAATAATATTATTTCCAATATTAACAATTAATTTTATATTATATTTACACAAAACCAATAATAGTGTTTTCAATATTACACAAAATATATTAGGAATATTAATAATTATTGTTATTTTTGCTATAATAGCAAAAATGTTTTCTATACAACCAGGTATTGAAAAATCTAAAATTGGCGAGTCATCTACACAGACTTTTTTTCAAACATTAATAACTACATTAAAAGATATAATATTTTTTATTCCTTGTTTGCTAATTATATTAGTAGATGAAATAAATGAAGATATTAAATTAACACCATCTTCTATTTATTTATTATTTTTCATATTATTAATTTTAATAATATTAATATTTTTATTGCCTCTATTATTTAGCTATTTAGCAAAACATAATAAAAATAGCCTTTTAGGCGGCGAAGGCCCTTTTTATTTAAATGAAAAGAAAACTTTAGGAAAGTATCAAAATTTAGACAAAAATGTTAGTTCTAATGTTGCTATACCTAACTTTAATAGTTCTAATTTGGAAAATACATCACTAAGTAATAATTTGAATAATATGCTATCAAATTTCAAAACAAACTTCACTAGTCAAACTAGTTCTAGTGAAAATAGTTCTAATGAAGATGTTGTCAAAAATGAATATAATAATATTAAAAATAATATTTCTGACAATACTAAAGGGTATGATTTCAAAATGTTTAAAAATGATTTAAATGGTCAATATAATATTGGAACAAAATATTATGATTCTTCAAAAATTCATAACAAATTTCCTTATAATTATACTTATAGTATAAGTTTTTATATTTATATAAATCCACAACCAACAAACACATCTATTGCTTATACAAAAGATACTGAACTATTTAATTATGGATTTAAACCAGTTATATATTACAATGGAAACTCTAGAAAAATTATTATAAAATCTAGAACAATAAATAATAAATCAGATCAATTAGATACTATATATGAAATGACTAGTGTAAAACATCAAAAATGGTTATATTTTGTTATTAATTATGAAAATAATAATATAGATGTTTTTATTGATGGTAAATTAGTAGGTTCTAAAAATAATGTTACGCCTTACTTCATAGGAGACAATGTAACTATTGGTGAACATGATGGTATACATGGAAGTATTAAAGAAATATTTTATTTTGATAAAATAAAAACTCCTGATTCTATACAATTTTTATATAGTTTAACAAAAAATAATAATATATAATTTAGAAAAATATTAAAACTAAAACAAAACTAAAAATTAAAACAAAACTAAAATAAAACTATAATAAAATATTAATATATAATATTTTTATATATTAATATTTTATAATGAGTGTTATAAATATAATTATTTTAGTAATTCTAGTTTTAATATTACTATGGGGACTAAACAATATATTTTTCAAAACAAATATAATTTATGATAAAATGTGTGAAGCATCAACACTAGCTACAAATACTACAGAAGCATCATCTAATACTAATGTAATAGTTGCCAAAGATATTCCCCAAATTACATCATCCAATTTTACATTAAGTGTTTGGTTTTACATAGATAATTGGGGTAATAATATTTCAAAAGAGAAAAATATTTTATTTATTGCTAATAGTCCTTCTTCAACAACAGTTTCTGATTTACAAACTACTCTTTCTGGTATTAGTACAAAAGTAGTAAAACCAACACCGGCTAGTGGAACAACATTTCCTAAAAATATTAATATAGCATTAGACAAATATGAAAATAATTTATTTATAGATATTGAATGTTTCCAAGACAGAGCAGGAACAACTTCTCAACCCAATCAAACAATTTATGCTAGATATAAAATACCTAATATAGCAGTTCAAAAATGGAATAATTTAACAATTAGTGTTGATGGTCGAACATTAGATGTATATTTAGATGGTAAATTAAGAAATTCATTTATTATGCATGGACTATATAAAAATTATTATGATACAACAACCTTAAAAAATATATATTTAGGAAATATAAATACTGTTAATAGTGGTTTTGAAGGTTTTATAACTCGTATTCGCTATTTAAGTGATTCTTGTAATCCTCAAGATGCTTATAATTTTTATAAAGATGGAATAAACGCATCATTAGCTCAATCATTATTTAATAAATATAGCTTAAAAGTAAGCTTTTTAGAATATAATCAAGAAAAAGGAAGCTTTCAAATTTAAATACAATAATATATAATAAAATATAATATATTATATTATTTATATAATTTATATATAAATAATATGAATTCTAACGGAGGAGTATTAGAAAAAATTAATAATTATTTTAACACAATGATACCTTATGAAACACAAAAGAAACTCGGAAATTTTAGTGAATTTTTATCTTCAAATACTATGATTGCTAGAGGAACTTTCTTGCTAGGAGTATTAATTTTTTTCTCAATATTATTTTATGTTGGAAGTAAACTTGTATACTATTTTTTATCTCCATCAGAAACACCGTTTTTAATAAGTGGAATGAAAGATGCTACAGAAGCACTGACTATTAGTCAAAACTTAGGGCAAAAAACAACAATCCCTATTTTAAGAAGCGTAAATGAATATGGAGGTGTTGAGTTTACATATTCATTTTGGATATATGTTAATAATGTAAACTATAATGAAACTATAGATTATAAACACGTTTTTAATAAAGGTTCTTCACCAAGTTCTCAAGGTGAAGGAGGTAGTGGTTTATTTGGACCAAATAATGCTCCTGGTGTATATTTGTATAATGGTAAGAAAAATATTAGTGATAATTTGATGATTAACTATCCTGTTTTAGGAATGTTAGTAAGATTAAATGTATTCCACAATAATGAAAGTGTAAATAAGCCATATTATGATGATATACATGTAGATGCTATACCTATTAAAAAATGGGTAGGTATTATTATACGAGTTACATCACAAAATATATGTGATATATATATAAATGGAACTTTAACAAAACGCCATAAATTATCTAATATTGTTAAGCAAAACTATGATAATTTGTATGTAAATTATAATGGTGGATTTTCTGGTAATTTATCAGATTTGAAATATTATAATTATGCTATTGGAACTTTAGAAATTGATTCAGTAACTGCTAGAGGGCCCAATCTTAAAGTTAAGAGCAATAGTAATATTGAGAAAGCAAAACCACAATATTTGTCTACGCATTGGTATTTTAATGATACAAGTGTATTAACATAAATACATATATTTTTATATAAATTTTATAATAACATATAATTTAAATATTCATAGTTATAAATATAAATATATTATAACTATGAGTTTTAATATTTCAAATACTAAAAACAACTATATTATTTTAACAAATAATATTATTGATATAAGTAATAATAATGGAAGTCTTTTATATATAAAAACAAATATTAGTGATTTAAGTAATAATAATACTGATATTAGCTGGCAAAAACTTTTACAAAGTTTGGATAATAGTAATAATACTTATAAAAATAGAATATTATTGAGTGGAAAAGTTATTAATATTAGTGGTTCTACTACTACTAGTACTAGTTGTTGCTTAATTAGTCAAAATAATATAAAAAATAATATGAAATTTATTTTTGATTCATCTAATAATAAAAATGGAAAAATATTGTTTGTGAAAAATTTAAACACTTATGATAATTCATATAATTATCTATTTAATGATTTAAGTAATACATTTTTTGGAAAAAATAACATTAACCCCTATAATATATATAATTCTTTAACTACTAATAATGATACAAGCTATAATCGTTATAGATTTCATTTAAATTATTATTTTAGCAATTCTGATATGTATCAAATAAATATTCGTGATTATTTGTATTCTAAATATTCAGACTTCCCACAAAATTATGCTACCATAAGATATGCTATTACTAGTGTTACTAATGATTTTTCTTTTATTAATACAACAATAGATAGTTCTAGTGTTATAAACTTTAAAAGTTCAAATTTTACTAGACTATTAATTGATGATGTTAGTAGAAGTAATACTGCTAATATTTTTACAACTGACAATAGTTTTACTATATTACAAGAAAATGTTTCTTATGTTATAAATCGCAATATATTATCTTATAATAAACTTACGTTAGATTTTAAACATGTAAATTATTATGATTTTAGTTCAACTTATACTTCTAGTTCAATAAATAATATTAATACTATTAGTACTTTTTTAATTAAAACTAACAATTTAAACATTATACAAAATATAAAAAAAAATAGTAAGATTATATTTGGTTCAAGAAAAAGTATAATTCTTCATAATGTAAAAGTATTAGATTATACTAGTAATTTATATAGTAAACCTATAACATTTAATACTATACCTAATAAAACATTACAGAGTGATTTTTCAAATACTATATTTTTAGGACTCGGTAATCGTTTAACAGGAATTACACAACATGATATATACAATCATGCTCATTTTTTTACTAATTCTAAGCAAAAATCGATTGTTACATTTAAAAAAAATATAAATACAAATAATATTGACAATAATTTTAATTTCCAGTCACTTATACGAAGTAAGAACAACTATTATTTACTTGATATTTGTTTAAATTATACTAGTATTAATAATAGTCATAATATAAATAATACAATAAACTATAACATTATATTATACAATAATGTAATAGCTCAAGTAGGTAAAGTTTTTAATATAAATTTAACAACTTATTTTAATGCTTTAAATAATAATAATTTTAAAAATAGTTTTAAAAACTTAGCAACAATAAATAGTATAAGTAATATATCTGGTGAAATATACTCTATAAGTTATGAGCAAATAAATTCAGAAATAACTGTAAAATTTAAAAATTTTATAAGAGATTCTGACATAAATAATTTTACTATAACTAATGATGAAAATATAAAACTATTTAATATAAGAGAATTACAAGATGATGAAAATAGTAATAAAATATTACTAACTTCTCCAATTAATTATGATTTAAGATTTAATTATAATAAAATTTTTAATATATTTAATGATTTAGATATATATTTAAATAATGTATCCAAATCTTTAGGTTTAAAAAATACTTATTATGAATTTGAAATTTTAAATTTTTATAGTATTAGGTTTGCTAATTTTGTTATAACTACTGGAGGAAGTGATTTTACTAATGTAGATTGTATCTATATTTATCATGACCCTATTAATGACCCCGACGAGCGTTTTAGATATCCTAATAATAATATAGAAATAAAATTTGACAACGAAATTGATACATTATCAAAAGCAATTGAGCAATATCGTGGCACTGGCTCGAGCACATCAACAACAAATGCGGTTTTTATACCAGCACAAAATGGCAGCAATTTATCAAGAAAAATGATACAGGGTCTTGTTGGATTAAATAATATTCCAAAATTATTATCTATTGAACCATATGATCCTAATTTTATAAATGGTAGAGGATTTATTAATCAATATCAATTAAATGATACTTGTATTAGTAATAATTGTGTTAGAGTTGCTGTTAAACAAAACGCAATAAAACATGACTCTGTTAAAAATAGTCAAATTTATTCATCAAATTCATTAAAAAAACAAAATTTTGCTAATATAGTTAAATCCAATAGTAGAAATAAATTGTCACAAGCATGTATAAATAACAATATAACGTTAAATAATGTAGTAAATATAAATAATACTATAAATGATCCTAATTGTACTAATGTAAAAAAAACTCCTTTTACTGTAATGTTTTCAAAAGGTAAGGGGAAATTTTTATGAGCATAATAGTTAAGAAACTATTTTTTATTAATTATATTAATATATATTATTAATATAATTAATAAAAAATAGTTAAGAAACTATTTTTTATTAATTATATTAATATATATTATTAATATATATTGTTAATTATATTAATTATGATAATATTGGTCGTTGATTATTTTCATATACCATAGGATAAGGCATTATAATATGTTGTTGTCTCTCAAAAAAATCTTTAAATTCTAAATTTATAATATTTGGCACAATAACTTCACAAGGAGTTTCTAAATTAGTTGAACCTATACCTCTTAATTGTGATTCTATATCTATAGAATTACTAGATAATGCTTCTCTAGATAAATGACTTGGCATATATCCTAATGAAGGAATACATTCGCTAATAGGTCTTCCTGATGATGAGTGTAAATATAAATTTTCACGCAATAATTTTTCTGTATTAGATTTTTCTAAATTGTAATTCAATTGAGTATTTTTATTTCTTGTTGAAGTCATATTATTATATAATCTAAATTATTATTTTAAATTTTTATAATTTGAAATAATAATTCAAAAAAATTATAAAATATAAAATATGAAATATAAAATATGAGAGAAAAGTAACTATGAAAAAAATCTGAGATAAAATGTAAGATAAAAATGTAAGATAAAAATGTAAGATAAAAATGTAAGATAAACATTAAAAATTTAAATACTTCCGCATAAATACATTTAAGGTTTAAAATATTAATATACTATATATTTATTTATTAGCATACATAAAATATGTAAAATGTACAAATTTTGGAAAAATAAATTTCAAAATTTTTTTGAAAAATGGACATTTATAAATGTCCAAATTTATAATTTTTAAGTCTTTTATAAAAAATAAAAATATGTCTCGAAAAAAACAGATTTAGACCTTTAAGATGTAAATTCCAAATTTTTATCTTTAAAAATTATGAGCATAAATTTTTTTGAAAATTAAATTTTTATTAAAAATTATTTAGGGGTTTTTTTATATATCATATAATGATATATAATGGATACACAAATTTTACCCCAAAAACCCCAAAATTATAGTTGTGTTTGTTGTGACTTTATATCGTGTAATAAAAAAGATTATGTTAGACATTTGTCAACCCAAAAGCATAAAAATAGGGAAAATGATACAAATAAGATACAAAAAAACCCCAAAAAACCCCAAACGCAATATGAGTGCTCAATATGTAAAAAAACATATAAATACCCATCAGGATTATATAGACATAAGAAAACTTGTTTAGATCATGAAAATAACGTTAATTTAAATAATCAATTAATGTTATCAAAAGAATTAATATTAGAAGTAGTAAAGCAACAACAAAATCAAATTAAAGAATTGACTAATACAATAAAAGAATTAATTCCAAAAGTGGGAAATAATATTACAACAACAAATCAAAAATTTAATATTCAAGTTTTTTTAAATGAAAAATGTAAAGATGCTATAAATATGAGTGATTTTATTAAATCAATAGAAGTTAGTTTACAACAATTGGATTATACTAAGCATAATGGACTAGTAAATGGATTAACTAATGTAATTATAGAAAATATGAATAAGTTAGGATTATACCAACGACCTATTCATTGTACTGATATAAAACGTGAATCATTATATATAAAAGATGATGATAATTGGGAAAAGGATATTAATAAAGAAAAAATTAAAAGAGTTATAAAGGATGTATCAACAAAACAATTTTATGCTCTAAGTAAATGGACAAAGGAAAATCCAGATTTTCAAAATAATGAAAATAAGCAAAATTATTATACACATACGTTAGTAGCAATAGCAAATAATAAACAATATAATGATGATAAAATAATTAAAAAACTTTGTACAAGTAGTTATATTAAAGAATAATATATTCTTTAATAAGAGAGAGGTAAATTTTATAACAGGGTAATGATATAATTATGGTATATGAAAAACCCATATATTTTTATACCAAATTTTGTTATGTATTAGCATAATAAAATTTGACGTATTTCAAAAATATTTATTACTATTAATAAAAATATATAAATAAAAGATACAAATAAAAGGTATAAAAAACCCTTAAAAATAATTTATTGTATTATAATATCTTTTAATTCATTAAAATACTTCTCGGCGATGTTTATTTCATTTTTTAATTTTTTACTTATTAAATATTGACATAAGCATTTATGAAAAATATCAAAATAATCAAAACTAAATAAGATTTGAAATAATGCTGAATTATTATTTTCTATAAAAAAAGAAATGCTTGAATTTTTATATTTTTCTTTTAATACTAATAAAATAATATCAATTTCATAATAATTTTTTAAAAAATAATAAATTTTCTCAATATGATTTGATACAATAGTATCATCATATTTACTAATATTTAATGCTTGTAGTATTTGTATTTGATAGCATAAATTTTTATAATATTCTTCTTCCATACTTTTATATGTACATAAAAATTCAATATTATAGTTTATATTTTCTAGATTATTATAATAATCATTTAAAGTATTAGTATTTGATGACATTAAATAATTAATAATATTATTAAATATTTATTAAATATTATTAATTATTATATTATTAATTATTATATTATTAATAATTTATTGCTTATTATCTTGATTGCGTGCAAATTCTCGTGCACTCATGCCTCCTCGTTGCCAACCTTTCATAGCATCATCTTCAATAACATATGCACTATTTGTAACAGTTTCTTTAATAGAGTCAATTAATGGATAATTTTTATATTCTGAAAAAGATTGTTCCATAGTATTATTTACAGTTTTTTTATTTAAGTCAAATTGCCCTGTTTTTAATTGAAATTCTGTATCACAATCTCCTAAACCTTTTCCTAAATAAGGAACAGTTAAAAAAGGTCTAGTTACTAATGACAATTTACATGCGGGACGCGATATATGAGTATATTTTAACTCATTGTTTGCTTCAATTTCGCAACCTTTAATACCTCCTTCATGAGAGCCTTTGTAAAAAACATATGGTTGCGTTAAAGCAAAATCCTGGGCTTTACTCATTGGGCAACTAGGATAATAATTTTCTAAATTATAGTTGGCATTATTTACATTTTGAATATTACGTTGATCAATTGCTGGTAAGTCATTGCCTATTCTAGACATTGAATCAAAAATATATGGATAAGCAATAGTTGAAGTCATTTATAATAATTTAATATATTATTTTTTTGCTATATTAATTATATTTAAAATTCTATATATATATTTTTGTATATTTTTGTATATTTTTGTATATTTATAAATTTTATAAACCTCTATTTTCGAATGTATTTTTTAAACACATTTCTACGTCACCATCTTTACATGAAGCCATATTTCCATAACAAAATCTAGCAAATTCTGCTTGGTTATTAGGAACTCGACTATTCGCTGTTGTATAAAATTGTCTCATTGATTGCTCAAATTCAAAATTATCTGCTTGATTATTAAATAAATTATTTTTTATATTTTCATTGTTATCAAAATTATTAACTATAAAATCTTTGGTTTCTTCATTTATGCTATTTTTAACAGCATTATTATATGAGGGAGCAGCTTCAAGTCTATTTGGATTGTCTTGTATTTCGGGCAATTGTATATTCATTAATGGATTATATGAAGTTGGATTTGTAAAATTGTGTTTTACTTTTTCATACATTTCTTCATTGCTAAATGTTTCTTTTACTTTATTTAAATTAGAATTTTTATTTAATACATAATATGTAAATAGTAAAATTAGTAAAGCAATTATTCCAGTAATCAAAATTTTTATATTATTTAAAAATAGAAATCCTATTAGTGTTAATAAAATAACAAGTCTTGTTATAGCATTAATCTTTTGCTCTCGTGTCATATTTTCCATTGGCCACAATTGTGTAATAGCATTTTTATCAAATAAAATAGTAGGATTATTTAACCAAAGCGTATTGGCTAGTTCATTGTCATTGTCATTATTATTATTATTTTCATTGTCAATATTATTTTCATTGTCAATATTATTTATGTCATTATCTTTGAAGATGATATTTTCATTATTTACATTATTAGTATTAATATTATTTACATCGTTTACTTCAACACTTCTTCTTCCTATATAAGATTCATTAGTAACCATAATTTATTATATTATAATAAGTTTATAATATAATTTAATAATTATTTCGTATAAATGTATAAAATAATTATTAAAATTTACAAAAATCAGCAAAATTTATAAAAATTATGCTTTTATAATACACCAAGTATTTCTAAATAATACACTAAATTATAATTATTAGTTTAGTTACTTATTTTTCTTATTTACTTTACGTTTATTATTTGATTTACGTTTAGAATTGTCATCGCCACACATAGCATTTATATTAGCATCGCGTTGTCCTTGTTGTCCTTGTTTCTTAATAATATCATCAATAAAACTAGTATTGTTTTTCATTTCTTCCATTAAAGACGAAAGATTTGAAGTTAAATCGTCTAATTTAATATTATTAGAAGTAGAAGGTGAAGGTGAAGGTGTAGATTTATTAGAATCATAATTCTCTCTATAACTTACATTTGTTTTATTTGTTTCACTATGTGTTTCGGCTTTTTTTCTCATACGTTCTTTCATTTTAGACATTTTAACATTTTGTTCCATCATATTTTGAAAAGCATTGGGATTAATTTTACCTCCTTTTGGCATAAACTGGTCTAAATTCATAGATTTAAAAATGTCATTAAAATTTCCCATTCCAGGCATATTTTTCATATTTTTAAAAACACTTGTTGCTTCCTCTAAGAGTTCACTTTCTTTTAATGAACCATCTTTCATTTTGCTATTTATTTTATTGCTTATTTTACTAATAAGACCCAATAATTTGGTAGGATTTTTCATAAATCCTTTTAATACATCATTTACATCAGTTATATTTTCCGCATCTAAATCCATATCTTTAGTTGTTTCTTCCGCAATTTCTTTTGCTAATGATCCTATTTTGCCATTAATTAATTTATTAATATGTGAAAAGAGTTCTTCTTTATCTGGAATAGCATAATCATTATTATTTGTTGATGACTCATTAGTCGATGATGACTCATTTGTTTCATTAGCATTATTGAACATTTCATTAAACATATTAAATGGATTATTAGACATATCAAACATTTCGGAAAAATCAGGTTTATTGGTTACATCTTCGTCGTTGTTGTCATTATTTGTATCTGCTTTTTCTTTAGATGAAAATATTTTTGATAGTTCTTCAATTGTGCTTTGTATTTTACTTGAAAATTTTTCACCATCAATAATTTTAAGTAATTCTAGTGAATCACCAAAAAATGAAATATCATCAATAGTGGTAATAATATTGAATAATATTAATTGTAAATATTTCCATAATGTTTGCTTTGTTTGCTCACTTGTATCATCATAATATAATTCAGAAAATTCAATATCTGGTAAAAACATTGTGTTAATAATTTGTGGATTTTCTTCACTAACTTTAACATTTGATTTATTTAAAAAAATATCTTCATTTTGATATAAAATATCAATACTTCTTACCGCAAATGTGCGTTTACAATATTCATATACATTATTAATAGATTCCATAAACTCAATACTTAAACACGTTAAATCTAATGAATTAACATATTCATCCGCATTTATATTTTCTTTATAATTAGGTAAACAATAATTTATAATATTTTG